AGAATTTGGAAAGCATTAAGTGATGTATCAGTTATTAATACATTCCAGTTTGACTCATTAGAAGGATCAAAGACAGCAAAGAAAATTCAACCAAAAAATATTTTGGAAATGACTGCGGCCAATGGCCTAATGCGATTAATGGGTGAAGAAGGTGAAGAACGTCCAATTGATAAATATATTCGTCAGAAAAATAATATTCAATTATGGTATGATGAAATGACAAAATATGGTTTATCAGAAGAAGAACAGAGTTGGCTTGAACCATATTTTAAAGCAGACTATGGAGTTCCACCTGACCAAGAAAGTTTAATGTTAATGTTAATGGATAAAAATCTTTGCGGATTTACCTTAGGTGAAGCGAATGCTGCAAGAAAAATTGTAGGTAAAAAGCAAATGTCAAAGATTCCAGAACTTCGAGAAAAAGTATTAACTAATGCAACTTCAAAAGCATTAGGTAGATATATCTGGAAGTATGGCGCTGGTCCGCAGATGGGTTATTCATTCTCTCGAATTCATGCATTAGCTTATTCATTTATTGGTGTTCAAACATTATTTATTGCAACTAATTGGAATCCTATCTATTGGAATACAGCTTGTTTAATTGTAAACAGTGGTTCATTAGAAGATAATAGCGAAGAAGAATTAGTTGATATTTATGAACCAGAAGCTTCTGATTTAGCTGATGGAATTACATTTGTAGATTTACCAGATAAAAGCGCCAAGATTCGCAAAACCGCCTCTACTGATTATGGTAAGATGGCTAAGGCAATGGGCGATATTATGAGTGCTGGTATTAAATTAAGTTTAGTAGATATTAATAAATCTGACTTTGGATTTAAACCAGATGTAGAAAATAATCAAATTCTTTTTGGAATGAAAGGTTTATTGAATGTAAGTGATGATACTGTTAGAGCTATTATAGCAAATAGACCTTATGAATCTCCTAGAGATTTCTTAAATAAAGTAAAACCAAATAAACAAGCAATGATTTCACTTATTAAAGGCGGAGCATTTGATTCTATGATGGATAGAAAAAGATGTATGGTTTGGTACATTTGGGAAACTTGTGACAAAAAGAAAAGAATAACACTACAAAATATGGGAGGATTAATTAAACATAATTTACTTCCAAAAGATACAGAAGAAAGAATTTTTGCATTTAAGATTTATGAATTTAATCGTTATTTAAAAGCAATGTGCGCGAAAGACGCAACTCATTATACGTTAGATGAACGCGCAATTGATTTCTTAATTTCTTCTGGATATGAAGCATTAATTGAAGAAGATTTTAAATTAAATCTTAAAAACTGGGAAAAGAAATATCAAGCTTGGATGGATGTTTTTAGAGATTGGATCGCTAAAGATAAAGAGAAGATTTTAAATGATTTAAATAATTCTATCTTTAAAGAAGATTGGGATAAATATGCTAGTGGAACTATCTCTGCATGGGAAATGGAAGTATTATGCTTCTATTATCATGAACATGAATTAGCTCACGTAGATAAAGAAAGATATGGTTTTGTTGATTTCTTTGAATTACCAACTGAACCAGTTGTTGAAAAAACATATCCTCGTGGTGGTAAAACAATTAATATTTTTAAATTAGATAAAATTTGCGGAACTTGTATCGCAAAGAATAAAACAAAGAGTACAGTTACATTATTAACTACAACAGGTGTAGTTAATGTTAAATTTAGAAAAGAATATTTCACATTATTTGATAAACAGATTTCAGAAAAAGGTGCAGATGGTGTGAAACATGTAGTTGAGAAATCTTGGTTTAATAGAGGAAATATGATTGTTGTTCAAGGAATAAGACAGGGCGATGATTTTATTACGAAAAAATATGCAACCTCTAATGGACATCAGCTTTATAAAATTGACTCAATTACAGCTAACAACGAATTAGTTCTAAAAACAGAAAGGTACATGGGAGAATAATGTACAATATTATTGCTATTATGGGTAAAGCAGGTAGTGGTAAGGATACTATTTTAAAATAGGTCCTTGCCGCAAGACCTCTTGAATTAAATGAAATTATTCAATCAACAACACGACCAATGCGAGAGGGAGAGACAGAGGGCGTTAATTATTATTTTTTAACAGAAGAACAATTTGCTTATAAAGTATTAAGTTATGAAATGCTTGAAGCAAGTCTTCATAATTGGTATTATGGTACAACCTATGAGGCATTGAGAAGTGATGTTACTAATGTTGGGGTTTTTAATCCTGAAGCATTGAATTATATTTATAATAATAAAAATATAAATTTAAGAGTATTTTATATTCATACAGATGATAAAATAAGATTATTAAGACAATTAAATAGAGAACAAAATCCAGATGTAAATGAAATTGTTCGCCGATATGGAACAGATGCAAGAGATTTTAATCCGGGTGATTTTGATTTTAAATATACTTTATTAATAAATAATAAAGAAGAAGACTTACAAAAATGTGTAGATCGTATTATAGAAGCTATTGGGCAATTTTAATTAATTTTGTAGCCGCAACACACAAATAAATATACGACTACAAAATATAGAAGGAGGTTATAATCTTGATCAATATAAGAAAACGAAATGGAGAATTAGTTCCTTTTAATAAACAAAAAATTGTCGATGCTATCAACGGCGCACTTGTTGAAGTTGATGGTCTTCTTTATGAAGAAGATACTGCTAATAGTATTGCAGAA